TTGGACTAGTGCCGGGTGCGGGTGACGCAGCACAAAAAGCAATCATGCAAGGTACAAAAATGATGGCCGAAAGAAGTGGCCAACTTGCTGGAGAGCTAACAGGCACTGCTAGAGCAATACGGGACGGCGACTTAGAATTTATTAGGGGTAGAGGTAATCCTGAAAACAGCCAAGGTGTAGGCGCTGATGTTGCTCGAAAAGATCTGTCCAAAGCTAAGATGGATGAACTAGACCCGATACGTCAAAATAGTTCTAAAGGCTTTTATAAAACTAAAGCCCCTAACTATGTAGAAGACATTGAAGTAGATGTAGAAGATCAAGGACTTCTAGTACCTGAAAAGTCTTTATCTATAGACGATTTAGAAAACACCGATCTAATTCCTCTTATTGCAGACAGAACTGCGGCGGGTAAAACCTTAAAGGGTGTTCAAGGCGGTGCTAAAGATTATAAATTTGAAAACCCGGTAGATCTGCAAGGTGGCCGAGGCTTCATGCGTTATCCCGATACTGGGGCGTTTGCCTCAATGCCTAATGTAATGGGGGAACAAGCTCAGTTAGCAAAACGAGTAGCCGAGGGTGGCGGTGACCCTAGATTAGTGCATATGTCCATGTCTGCCGAAGGCGGTGATTTTAGCACCATGATGAGCGATACCGTCATGGAGATGATGGATCAATCGGACATCTCTGCGAAAGATGTCAAAGCTTTTGATAGTTGGGTTAAAGCTAATGTAGACGCAGATTTCCCCGGCATCCGTAGTGCGAATGCAAAAGATTATTTAGCTACACAAGTACCCGGCACTCGACGCCAGCTAATGTGGAAGAAGTTAGATGGCCCTGAATTTAAGAATAAAGGCTTTCCCGTAATGGGAGATGCAAGGGTAGCAATAACAGACCCACGGCTGCTTTCTTCACCTTCAATGCAAGGCTCCTCTGTTACCAAAGTAGATACCTCTGGTAACCTAATTACTGGCCCCGTCCGTCAGCATAAGACCTACTCATCACAAGTTGGCCCTACTGGAGCAGATGGATATGTGGGAGAACTTGATGCTGTACCCTACGAGATATTAATGCGGGACTTCTTTGAGCAACGCCGCGCCGCTGGAACAAAGGCAGGCTCTGATCAGCGTTCTCTACAGATGAACAGTACCTTCAGTCAGCCTGTTGATGCTCAGATGGTTGAGGAGGTTAATCGCTATTTAGAAATTCAAGATTTGGCAGAGAGAGATGCCTATCGAAGAAACATCTCAGATATGCGTCAGGATCGCACACAATATAATCTTGGACACAACGGTGGTCCGCCCCTAAACGATCCACCCGTGATAACTCAAATGTCAGATGCCTTTGCAGAACCTCTAGAGATTGGTATCAATTCGGCGGCTAAAGACGGAGCCTTGTTAAAGTCTTACACAAGCGAAGACTTACAAATGCTGGATCAACTGGCTGAAGGAGCTACGGCAGGGACACGCAAAGCAGATGCATTGATTAATTCTCCCGTAGAACCGGGTACAAAAGTAGGAATACGACTGAACCTAAATTCTAACATACCAGATGCTCTGCCGGGCATGAATAAATTACAGACATTACATAAGAATAATTACAACGGTCCGGCTCTGTCTTATCAGACTACTGCTACCGTAGAAAATGTTAAATTCAATGTAAGTCAGTCAGGAAGAGCGGGTATTGCAGCTAAAAAATATGCGCCTAATACTCCAGAAGCTAAGAGTAAATTTCCTGCTATGTCCGTCGATGGTAACTATGTTGCCGATAGAAATATTTTAAATGAAATGGACAATACTGTAGTGGAGATAGGTACTAATCCAATGAACCTCCATCTATTTATAGATATGGCTACAGGTCAGGCTGTAGAGAGTGCAGAGATAGCAACAGTTATTGGGGACAGAGCTTACGCTAAGGGGGTTAAGTACATGAAGAAAGCAGACGCTCCTGCACCTAAAAAAGCTTCTGATGGTACAGAACTACCTAGTGAAGTTCGCTATAAGATGAATAAGGGAGGTTTAGTTACGGCTCTACATTAAGACCGTAATCATAGAACCTTTTCTTTCCTGTTGGGTTAGTACCTAACGCATTGTCCAGCATCTTTTCTATTAATTCTATTTGAATTTCAGATTTAGAATTTACCGAAGTTCCATTTGGTAATGCATATTTAACTGCCTTATAGATCTCATCTATTAGACGCTCTTTATTTTCAATATCCAATTCATCACTCATAACACTTAATTACTACACTAATTAATATCCTGCAAGGAATTTATTATGGACTTAGAGCCAAAGAAAGTAGCTGGGGTTACTACCCGTAACGGTAAGCCTGTTTGGACGAATGCAGAGAACAAAGAACCGTACTCTGAGAAATCATCATCTTTTAATTACGGTGATGCAATATTGGTTACTCCCACAATCGACCCCACTAACGGCAAGCCCTACGACTTAAATCAACTCTTTGCCCACTACGAAGAAAATGGCCCATACGATATGTATACGGGTGAGAAGCTGCCCATGTTTGAAGATGAGGATACGGCTACAGAGTATTCTAAGTGGCGCTCCCAAAACCTCTTTAACACCGACCTCACAGAGCAACAGTTCTACACGGGCGAGAGCGATATGTACTCACCGCAAGACGGCTCAGACATTACCGTTAAAGACCGAATTAAAGACGCAATGTTCCACGCCGGGGACATTAAAGATGACGTAGTAGGTTTCTTTAGTGGCGATGCCCAAGAGTACGCACTTGGTGGCCTAGCTACAGCTAACAAAGGGATAACCACACAAGAGGGTAAGGATATGGCTGATAAAAAGTTTCAACTTGATAAGAAGAAGGCCGACACAGACAAGGACGGTAAACTTAGCAAGTACGAGGAAGTCCGAGGCGAAGCCATCCAGAAGGCCATGGATAATGATGAGATCGTGGAGATGTACCACGGCGGCATGGCCTGCGGATGCGGAGGAGACTGTGACGGCTCCTGTGATGGCAGTATGATGGACGGCATTATGGGATACGACGATGTGTCTGGTAATCCTATTCCAGTAGGCTCCCACGCTGAGAACGTGCGTGATGACATCGATGCAAAGCTAAGTACTGATGAGTATGTATTACCTGCCCATGTAGTTAAATGGCACGGCCTGAAGCATATTCAAATGATGCAGTCAGAGGCTGAGATGGGTCTTATGTCTATGCAAATGGATGGCCTAATTCAACACGCAGGCGACGAAGAAGCTGAAGATACAGCACCCTGCCCTGAGTGTGACGGCTCTGGATGTGAACACTGCGAAGGTAAAGGTTACCACGAAGCAGACGAAGATGTGCCATCTGAAGAGATGGACATAGAGGAAGCTACTGTAGAGGTAGACAACCTTTTAGACGATGAAGAAGAGACTGAAGAGCCAGTTTCTACAACATCAAAACTCCCCGGAATGCTTAAAAAACAGAAATTTGCATTCATAATTTAAGTGGATACCCGAATATTATCGGACCCATAAGGAAACCCTATGTTAAAAGAAAAGTATACTCGCGCCCCAGAGGCGGACGATGAATTGACCTACAGCGAAGAAATGGCGCAGCAATCCCACAGTCCGTGGAGCAATTAAGTGCTGAAGAAGAAAGCTACAAGAAACGCTATCAAGATATTCAACGGCACATTCAAACCGTGCGAGATCAGAAGGATCAAGAATTAAACGCAGTCAAGAAACAACTAGATGCAGCCACCCGGCAGCAAATTAGGTTTCCAAAGACTGACGAAGAGGTAGAGGCTTGGTCAAATCGCTATCCCGATGTGGCTAAGATTGTTGATACCATTGCCCGCAAACGTGCCAACGAAGCACTAGAACAGGGCGAACAGCGACTAAAGAAAGTAGAAAACTTTGAGCGCAGCCTGCATAAAAAGACGGCAGAGCAACAGCTAGTTCAATTGCATCCAGACTTTGCCCAGATACGGCAAGATCCAAAGTTCCATGAGTGGGTATCTATGCAGCCCTCTGCAATGCAAGACAGCGTCTACAAGAATAATACGGACGCCACTTGGGCCTCTCGTACTATTGATCTGTACAAAGCAGATATGGGCAAGCGGAAGACTAATAAGTCGGCAGCTCAAGCAGTAGGTCGAACTTCGTCTTCGGCTCCCACTATAGGCGGCAAGGCCTCATTCTCTGAGAGTATGGTTCAGGCAATGTCTGACCGTGAATACGAAGCAAATGAAGAAGCTATTAACGCCGCAATTTCAGCGGGTACTTTTTCATATGACATTTCCGGCGCTGCACGATAACACCTAACTAAGCAATTAACTATTGCAGTAATTAAATCTCTGTGTTATAATGAAACCATTGATTTTAAGGCGTAGGACACTCATTAAGTACACCCTACGCCAAACCCTCCAGATAATAGTAATAGGTCCACCAGCAAGTTTTGACCCGCTTTGGCGATACTCTTAATGCCCTGACACCGATGTTACATTGTCTGTTATAGCTGCTTCTATTTTCAATTTATAAACACTTTGTTGGGCGTCATTATCGCCAACTAATAATACAAGTCAATTGATTTTTAGAAGTTCATTTCAAGCCATTTCATTCAAGGAGCATCCAAAATGGCATTTCCAAAGGCATCAGGTTATACTAACCTCAATTCGGGCAATTTCAGCCCAGTAATTTATTCCAAAAAAGTTCAGAAGGCACTCCGCAAGGCATCTGTCGTAGAGTCGGTGACCAACACCGATTATTCGGGAGAGATCGCCAACTTTGGAGATAGTGTGAAAATTATTAAAGAGCCAGATATCACTATCACAACCTATGAGCGCGGCACTCAACTGGCAACACAAGATTTGACAGACGCCGATTTCACTATGGTTGTCGATCAAGCTAACTACTTCCAGTTCGCTATCGATGATATTGAGGAGGCCCACAGTCACGTCAGCTTCGGCGATTTGGCCTCAGATCGTGCTGGTTACCGTCTGCGTGATACCTTTGACGCAGAAGTAATGGGCTACTTGTCCGGCTGGAAGACACCCGGTTCGTGGGCGCGTCGTGCAGCATCTGGCGACATCAACGGCACTAAGGCAGACACTAACGCCGGAAATGATGAAATGCTGGCAGCTAACAAGCTGGATATTACAACATTCGGCGGCAGTGACCTTGGCGTAGATGGCGAAGTAACATCCATTCCAATCGCCGCTGGCGGTGGTGCTGGTGGTATCACTTCTCCATTGGCAATCCTGAACCGTATTGCACGGCAAATGGATCAAGCCAACGTAGACACAGATGGCCGCTGGGTAGTAATCGACCCAGTATTTGCTGAAGTGTTGATGGATGAGTCAAGCAAACTGATCAACGCAGACTTCGGTGGCGGTGATGAGCTTCGCAATGGCCGTCTGCCGGGTACTCTTCGTGGGTTCTCAATCTACAAGTCCAATAACCTTCCATACCTTGGCACTGGTGCTGGTACAGCCGCTTCTGCGGGTTCCGAAACCAACTTTGGTGTGATGGTTGCGGGTCACGCATCTGCGGTAGCTACGGCTCAACAGATTGCTAAGACTGAGACTTTCCGCTCACCAACAACATTCGCGGACATCGTGCGCGGCATGAGCCTCTACGGTAGAAAAATACTTCGCCCAGAGGCGTTGTTCACAGCGAACTACAACCTCGCATAAAACTTCTAGGGGCTGGCTTAGTGCTGGCCCCTTACCTCTTTTTTTAAGGTAGCTCTATGCCATCTACTTATATTGATCTTTGTAACCAGACCCTACGCCGCCTCAATGAGGTGGAGATTGCTGAAGCTGACTTCGGATCAGTTCGAGGTGTGCAGGCGCTTGTTAAAGATGCCGTCAAGGCTTCTGTAGCGAAGATAAATCAAGCAGAGTTTGGCTGGCCCTTTAATGCGGCAGAACAGACCGACACTTTAATTTTAGGACAGACAGAATACTCTTGGCCACAATACTTTAAAGTAGTTGATTGGAACAGCTTTCAAATCCAAGCCGACGATAATTTACGCACAGGCTTTAAGACATTAAAATTCATAGAACAGGACGAATGGTATTCAGACTACCGGGACGATGACTATACCGCAGGCGCATCTGGTCGGGATATCCCAGAGTTTGTATTCCCCTCCCACGGCAATGGGTATGGCGTAAGCCCCTCACCCAACCGGGCGTTCACAATAAAGTTTAGATACTTTTTGAACTACACTGACATCAATAACGCAACAGATGTCACCCGCATCCCAGAAAGCTATGATACCGTCCTGATCGATGGGGCGCTTTATCATTTGTATATGTTCAAGGACAACGTGGAAGCCGCACAGGTAGCGTATATCGCCTTCGAGAAGGGCATCAAAGACCTTCAAACATTATATATTAATAACAATGTCTCCATTAGAGACACTAGGATTAAATTCTAGATGCCAGATCAAATACAATCCTTCAAATTAGTTTGTAGTGGCGGTCTGAATAGTAACGAAAATCATTTAGATCTTTCGGATAATAGCCCCGGCTCTGCCACACGACTTGTTAACTACGAACCGGGCCTCTTTGGGGGCTATCGTCGTATTGAAGGCTACTCACAATTTGATAGCGACTACGGCGAAGTGACGGTTGATGGACAGACCACAGGACAGGGCAAGGTCTTAGGTCTAGCTATATTTAAAGAAGACGTAACGAATACCACTAAGATCATTGCCGCCCGTCAGGATGCTGGAGCTAATACTTACAGCTTTTACTTTTACACCGCATCAATCGGCTGGCGGAAGTACACACTAGATCACTCAGTATCTCGCCCGATGACCTTAAACGGCCTGACCGTAGATAAGCTTCGCCACGCTACTTTTAACTTTGGCACAGGTAACCACATCGTCTTCGTAGACGGCGTAAATCCTGCCATAGTATTTAACGGAGCTTACTGGAAAGAGATTAAGTCTTCCCATGCTGGTGGATACGATGCGGCAAACAATACTGCGGGTGGCCCACAGGCGCTGAATGCCCCTGCTTTGGTAGATGTCTTTGAGAACCATGTGTTCTTGTCAGGCCACGAAGCTACCGCAGCGGCAGTAGCACATAGCGCACCTAATGATCCGTATACTTGGACTACGGCGGCGGGTGCGGGACAACTGGCTTCTGGCTTTGATGTAGTACAGATTAAACCGTTTAGGGATGACTTATTCGTCTTCGGCGGCAACTCAATCAAAAAGATTGGAGTAGATGGCTCTGGTAACTTTACTCTAGCACAGGTCACCGCAAACGTAGGCTGCGTAGCAAGAGACAGTGTACTGGAAATTGGCGGGGATCTAATGTTCCTCGCACCTGATGGCTTCAGACCTTGCGCCTCAACTTCTCGCATTGGCGATGTGGAGCTTGAAACATTAAGTAAGCCAATACAGGCTACATTAGTCGATATCATAAAAAACGAAGACATGACCACACTGAATGGCGTTGTGATTAGGTCTAAGTCTCAAGTCAGATATTTTATCGGCGATAACGCCACAGAAGCAACCGATAGTCTCGGTATTATTGGTGGTTTAACTAATAGCTCTGGTTCTATTGGCTGGGAGTTCGGTGAACTTCTAGGTATTAGAGCTTCTTGCTGCACTAGTGGATACATTGGAACCACAGAGTTCATATTACACGGTGAGTATGACGGAAAAGTATATAAGCAAGAAGACGGCATAAGCTTTAATGGTGAAGATATCGTAAGTATTTACGCTACACCTTATTTAGATTTTGGCGAGACAGAACAACGCAAAATAATGCGAAAGATTAATACCTTCATTCGGGCAGAAGGCCCGTTAGAAATGTTGCTTTCCATGACTTACGATTGGGGTGACGGGGATGTTTCAACGCCCTCCACATACTCACAGACATCTTCAGGAGCGCCTACCCGATACGATGGTAGGAACATTAATTATGCTGCCACAAACGTACTGTATGGCGGCTCATCTAAGCCAATTATGACCAGCGACATTCAAGGATCGGGATTTTCCTCACAGGCGACTTTTGTGACGGTAGGTCAGACAGAGTCATTTAGCATCCAAGGTATGGTCTTTGAATTTACTGCGGCAGGGAGAAGATAGACTATGGCAGGTTACACACGGCAGTCTCAAGGCACTATAATTAATGGGTCGCCTATTACTGCACCTCCCCTTAATTCTGAGTTTAATCAGGTAGCTGATGCATTTCATGGCACAACTGGTCATGGACATACTGGCGCTACAGGTGATGCTCCTAAAATACCTCTAGCGACATCTGTTTCTGGCTTTTTGCCAGCCGTACATGGTGGCGTAGGTGGCCTAAATAAAATGGACGCCACATCCGCCCCTATAGCCACCAACGATATCTCTCAGGGCTATGTAGTAGGCTCCATGTGGCAGAATACTGCAACAGGTCGAACATATATCTGTATCGTTAATTCTTCTAACGCAGCGGTCTGGCAAGAGCTAATTAAAGTATCTAATGGTAATGCAATAATTCCAGCCGCTAACGACACTATCGATCTGGGAAATACTTCTACGCGCTTTCAAGACTTGTTTCTGAGCGGAGGAATTGCGGCGGCTACAAACGTGGCTGTTGGCGGTACTCTAAACGTCACTGGAACCACCACAGTCGGTACAATAAATGGTACAACTGCAACTGTAAGTGGACTAACTACACTAAACCAAGTTGATGCTAACAGTGGTACGATTGATGGCACGGTTATCGGCGGCAATACAGCCAGCCCAATCACTGGTACGACAATCACCTCTACTAACGGATTCACGGGCGATATTACTGGTGATGTCACTGGTAACGTAACGGCTGCGTCTGGTACTTCTAGCTTCAACAACATTAGTGCATCAGGCACTATTACTGGGGCAGTCTCTGGCGATGTCTCTGGTAACTTAACCTCTTCGGGTACATCTACGTTTAACAACGTAACAATCTCAGGAACGCTGAACATGGATGGCGGTACAACTGCTACCATTCAGAACCTGACTGATCCAACTAACCCGCAGGACGCCGCTACACGCAACTATGTGGAAACCCGTATCGCTGATGTGATTGATGTGGCACCCGCAGCCTTAGACACCCTGAATGAGATTGCGGCTTCACTGGCAGATGATGCTAACTTCGCAGGGACTATGACTACTGCCCTAGCAGGTAAGGTCAACGACACAGGCGACACCATGACGGGCAACCTGATTATGTCCGGCGCTACGGTCACAGGTCTACCTCTACCAACGGCAATCACTGAGGCGGCAAGTAAACAGTATGCCGACCAGCAAGATGCCCTACAGGTATCACGGTCTGGTGATAGTATGTCAGGCCAATTGGCTATGGGCCTCAACAAGATCGTTAACTTGGGTGCGCCGACTTCTAGCACTGATGCAAGTTCGAAAGGCTATGTGGACGGCATCCTCGGTTCTGCTACAGCGGCTTCTGCTTCGGCAGCGGCGGCAGCTACATCTGAGGCCAATGCTGCGGTATCGGAAGCTAACGCACTTGCTTCTCAGAACTTAGCTCAAGATTGGGCAGTCAAGACAAACGGCACCGTTGATGGCAGTGACTACTCTGCAAAATATTGGGCCACACAGGCTGACGTAGGAACAGTTGCGACCAACATAGGTTCGATAAACACAACAGCCGCATCAATCGCTAACGTAAATCTTACTGGCGGATCAATCGCAGCGGTTAATACTGTGGCGAACAACATCAACAATGTTAATGACTTCTTTGATACATACTTTGTTGGAGCCAACCAGCCCACAAGTTCAAATGTAACAGAAGGCGACTTGTGGTTCGATACAACCGCCCAAATTTTAAAAGTCAGATCAGCAAGTGGATTTCAAAGTGCTGGTAGTTCGGTAAACGGCACGGCTGAACGGCAGGATTATACGGCTACGGCAAATCAATCATCATTCGCAGCGGTGTACGATCCTACATACGTCGATGTGTACTTGAACGGTGTAAAACTAGCACCTTCAGACTTTACCGCAACCGATGGAGCCAATGTGGTCTTGGCCTCACCAGCGGCAGCCGGGGATAGCGTTTCTATCGTGTCTTTCGGCACCTTTGAATTGGCAGACCACTACAACAGAACAACAGTCGATGCACTCATCGATGATGTCGAAACTTTAGCATTGGCAGGTATTTAAAATGGCATTGAACACAACCACACTTGAGACAAACCTCAACACAAAAATGAACGCAACTACAGGCACAACCTCGGGTAAGGACTTCTTGCTACTTGGAAAGGCGGTCGAGGCTCTCACGCCCTCAATCACAGTAGCTTCTGTAATTGCTGAAGGCACAACTCAAGTAGCTGTGGTACAAGCGGCTGCGGCTGGCTACGCACCATTAGCTGACCCAACCTTCACAGGTACGGTAAACGCTGCGGCGCTCACACTCTCAGGTAATCTGACCGTAAACGGTACAACTACCACGGTGAACAGCACCACGCTAGACGTTGCGGACCTTAACATTACGATTGCTGATGGCGCTGCGGACGCGGCTGCGGCAAACGGTGCAGGTATCACGGTTGCGGGTGCGTCTGCTAATATCACCTACACCTCTGCTACGGATACATGGGACTTCAACAAAGCGATTACAGGTACATATACGAACCTTCAGCCTGTTGTTAATTCGCAGCTAACGATCAACGGCGCTTCTACGTTTGATATGAATAAACCGATGCACCACTACACAATGACAGCGGCGGCATCTTTTACTGGCGTAGGAATTGCGGCAGGCAAGACTTCAATGATGGTTCTGGACACTTCTGCAACGCCACACGCGCCCACATGGGGCAGCGACATCAAGTGGCCCGGTGCTACTGAACCAACTTGGTCAGATAGCCGGTATTGGATTGTATCTTTCACCTGTCTTGATGGTGCAATCATCTTGGCTTCGGCTAGTGGCTACACGGTTTAAGGGGGTAAGCAGATGAGTTTACCTACAAACTTTTTTATAGGCCGTGGTGGTGCTATCGGACCCGAACCCATTACTGGCTTTAGTGATGGTGCTATAATCTTAAACGGCTACGGCTTTGAACTCTATAAAGCAGGTGTCGGGAATGCCAGTAAGTTTTATTATTATTTTACCGTCCCTTCTGGTGTTACAAAGCTGCGCTTCATCGCCATAGGGGCAGGTGCAGGTGGTACAGATACCTACAACGTATATGGTGCAGGTGGCGGGGGAGGAATCGAAGGATTTTTAGATGTGTCTGCGGGTGAAACCGTTAGGTGCGCTGTGGGTATTGGCGGTGAAGGTGTCGACACAGGATCATCAGGTAGAGGCGGCGACTCTGATATTTATCAAGCTTCCACAGGTTATTTTATAGAGGCATATGGGGGTAGAGATAATTCTTATGGGGCTGGTGTTCGTAGAGGTACTAGTTACTCAGGCGGCTACCCTTCTTCTAACGTAATCTCTCAAGGTACTGGAGGTGCAACAAACACAGATACTAATAGCTCCAGTAACCTAAATCCAATTGCTAATGCAGTATACCTTTCTGGTGCAACTGCTCATGCAGGTGGCGCAGGAGGTTGGGATTCTCACCCAGTTAGTTTTGGTTCTGGAATAGGTTTTGGTGGAGGTGGTGGTTTTACTAACTCAACTACTAGTCGAAGAAACGGCGGTATCTACGGCTATGCAGGTGGTAATGGACAAGGCAGTCAAGGCAACGCAGGGCTTGGACCCGTAGGCGGTAATCCATATGGACCTACTGCTAATGGCAGTGGCTACGGCGGTGGCGGTGGCTCCTACGGCGGTGGTGGTTGTGATGGATGGTCTGGTGGCTGTGGTGCGGGTGGCTTAATCCGCATCTGGTGGGCCTCAAGCCAAGGTGATCCTGATTGGATTCTGTCAGGCGGTAATTATGTATAAGGAACTCACCCCATGAGCAAAGCAAGAATACTAGCCGACCTGATTTCCGACAGTCAGATCACGGCATCCGAAATCACAGGCCTAGAGTTAAACGCAATCCAGCAAGGCGATACAATCGTTGAAGTGTCGGACACAGGCAGCGGCGGTAAGGTCGTTGTCCGTGTGGATGGCGCTGACAATTCTGAGTTTAACGCTGGCGGGATTAAAGTCCCGTCAGGTACTACCGCACAGCGTGACCCAAATACTGTTGTTGGTTCGCTGAGATACAACACAACCACAGGCTTCTTTGAGACCTTAACAAGCTCTGGCTGGGGTGCTGTGGCTACACCTCCGTCCATTGCAAGTATCACACCTAGTAACTTCAACGGCGAGGCTGGTGCTACTTTTACGGTCAATGGTGCATTCTTTGATGCAGGGACCACAGCGTTATTCAAAGGGGCTGACGGTACAGAGTATGCCGCCGCTACAGTTACTTTTGTAAGCAGTACACAGATTACCATTACAAACGCCACAAATCTGCCCGTAGCAAATGAGCCTTTTAATATAAGCATTACTAACGGTGCTGGTCTAAGTTCGACAAGCGTCCAAGGCATTGATGCAGGTTCTGTCCCGACCTTCACGACAGCCGCAGGTACTCTTGCTACTACAACACGCTGGGATGATGCGGTCTCTGTAACTGTAAATGCTACTGACGCTGAAAACACTATCTCAGGCTATGCGGTTACTGAAGGAAACCTACCAGCGGGTCTTACTCTGGACGGTACTACAGGTGCTATCACGGGAACGTCTACTGAACAGACTACGACCACCTATACGTTTACCATTGAAGCCACTGACAGCGCAGGGAACACAAACACTCGTCAGTTTAATATTCAGATCGTTAATTCTGCACCCGTTTGGAGTAGTCCTGCGGATGGCGTTACTCTTGATGTAAACGGTGCTGCATCTATATCCCTAAGTGCGTCAGACCCAGAGGGTTCTAATGTATCTTATAGTTCCTCTAACCTACCCACAGGCTTTTCTATAAGTGGCAACACTATTACAGGTACATCAAACTCTTATGTGACTTCTAGCGTATTAGTAAATGCCTCTGATGGTTATAACTTTTCTGGTAGAAGTTTCTTTATTAACAATATCGCACCCCGACTTGGGCTAAGCTCGTGGCCTTCTACAATAATCGGCTTTGCTGACCCATCTGTTTCATCCTATGACGTAAGCGGAAGTAATTTTGTAGGTTATACAAGCCCTTATGACGGTCGATTTGTAAATGAATGGGATGTTTTATCAGACCAAAATATTGTAGGTGCAAACGGAATCTCGCCTAGTAACATAACTTCACCTCTTGGCCGTACTGTTCCATCGTCAACATGGGCTTCTCTTCGGAACATTGGAGACAGACAAGGCAATGCACAGTCTGCCGAAAGAGCAGGTTTTGGCTTATTTTCTGTAGGAAGGGATTGTCCATCTAGTGTTACTACTATCAACGTACTTGCATACGGGGGCGGTGGATACCAAACTATGGCGAACTACGCCCAAACACAATTTTCGGTTGTAGATCAGGATACTTTTAGGATTTGTATCGGTGCTGGTGCATCTAATGGCGGAAGTAAACCCGCAGCCAATGGCGTTGGCGGGGGTGGTGCGGATGGTGACGGCAGCGGCCGTGGCGGCGGGGGAGGCACAGGGTTCTGGGATGTGGGCATATCTCGCTCATCCTCTAGCTCTAACCGTTTTGTAGTTGCAGGAGGAGGAGGCAACTACGTCAACAACAATGGAAGAGTAGGAACGTCTGCGGCAAACTCTACTCAAGGAGACACTCTGTATTCTGCAATTGCATACACTAATGGTCAAGACCCCGGCAACAATGCAGCAAATTATCATATGGGCGGTGGCCCCGGGGCAGGTGGCTATAGTTCTACTGGTGGTAATTCTTTTAGCCTTTCCAATACAGGGAATCCAGGTGCGTACAATACAGGCACTGGACAAGCGGATCGTAGTCAAGAGACAATGTCTGATATTTATCGTCGTGGTGACGGTGGTGGTACAGGAGGTAGCGGTAGTAACCCAACAGATCGTACTACAGGCGGCGGTGGTGGCTTTGCTTACAATGCAATTGGTCTTGGTGGCGGAGGTGGCCAGTTTGGCGGCGGCGGCGGTTGGCAAGGCGGTGGCGGCGGTTGGGGAGACAGCGGTACGGCTGGCAGTTCCTTTGCCAATGGTGGGACTACTCCTACTTATGGTATCGGTCCTGTTGGACCTTCTGGCTCAAATACTTTTAGCACCTATAACCCTCCTGTGTCTGGCCTGTCGCATCCGTATGACTATCACAGCCACGGAATAGTTCTTGTCTGGTGGTAAATGACACACCCTCAAGAAGGCTGGCACATATCCAGAAGTACCAGCCAACTTAACCCTTGCTATTACACTAACTAAGTGCTACAATTGTGATATTGTTAAACTAGGTATAACCACACACAATGAACGATACTCCTGACAAGTACAGGTCGTTCGTCTTAACAGCTCAAAATGTAATAAGATATTGGACGGTATTAGAGCCGCATATTGATAGAGCTTTAGAACACGGTATAGGCGAACTAACCTCATTCGACATCTGCAAATTAGCACTAAACAATCAAGCTCAGATTTGGGCTACAGTAGACCACAATGAAAAACTATCATGTGTGACTGTTACGAAAATTATAGTCACTGAAAACACCAAACACCTTCACATTGTTTGCCTCACTTCTGTCGATAATACGGTGCGCAACATGAAGGATCAGTTCCATAATCTAGAAGATTTTGCGAAACACAACGGCTGCACATCGTTGCAAGTCTGGGGCCGCAAGGGTTGGGAACGTAAGTTGAAACCTCTCAAAAGTAGAAGCGGGAATAGCTTTAAGACGCTCTACTACGTTTTCCATCAGGAGATATAGAATGCTGTTAAACCCAATAATGCGCCACCTAAATCCACGAAGTTCAGGACTTATTGTATTTAAAGGTGGCGGTGGCGGTACTCCCGCAGCGGCTCCCGTAACTACAGGTGCGGGTCTAGCTGCCGATACTACGGGTATGGAAGCCGATGGGGATATTGGCGCTAAATCAAAAACAACTATAGCACCGCCACCCCCACCCCCAGCACCCGCACCTACTATTGATACTTCCAATCTAGCTAAATCGGCGGCAATGGATGCAGGTTTTGCCAGCGTACTAGGTGACACTGGTAATATCTTATCCGACACTGGTCAGATTAAATCTAACGTGAATACAGGTTTTGCGTCCATTGAAGACTTGCTGGGCCAATACAATACTGCGTCACAACAGCAATTCAGTAACCTAAGTCAGGGCCAGACCGCTGGCTTTCAGGACATGGGCAACCGCTTTGATATGGTTGATCAAGCCACTAGCAATCTTCAAGGCACAGTCGATCAAGGATTTGTAGATCAGGCACAGGGCTTTAGTGATGCACAGGCCAATCGCACAGCTAATGCTGCCCAAGCAGACGCAAGCTTTGCTGCCGCTGGTCAAGCTATGGATCAAGGATTTGCAAACACCTCAGACCAGATGACGCAAACTCAGGCTAACGTCTTGGGCGGTCAGGCTGGTATACAAACAAATCTAGATAATATGTCTGCAACTGCGGATATTTACGCCGCCGAATCTATGCAAAATCAGGAAGCACTACAACAGGGGCAGGATCAATTTATAAGCAGCTTTGATGATTACACTGACCGCTATGGGCAAGATCAGAAAATAGCAACCAACTCCCGCAATGATATTTTTCAAGCACAAGCCAATCAATCTGAGAAGCTGCGGGAAGATATTGGTGAGTATTCACAGACACTCCAAACTGGTCAGAAAGATTTGACTACTGAAATACAAGAACGCTCAGTCGGATTAGAAGAACAGTTTGCTGAAGGCCTAGCTGGTCTGGATGCTTCACAAATTACACAGGCCCGTAATCAGGCTAGATCAGCTTCCCGGCTAACAAATCTAAACCCTGCAATGCGTACTAAGTTTAGTCAGCTTGGAGCGTCTTTCAACGATGCAGGTCAGCTAATCGAAAGCAGCATCGACGCAGATGGTGGCACAACGAACCGCTCAGTTGATCGCACTGGTAACCTCCTACTCAACAAATTTGATGTCACTGGTCAATCAATGGGTGGAGCAACAATTAACCTTCGCACATCCCTTCAGGAGTTAAGCGACTTACAGGGCCAATCAAGTGGCTTTGCCTCTCCATACGCACAAACAGGATAAATCATGCATCCAAATACAGTATCAAAAGACTGCATTGAACTAGTTAAAAAGTTTGAAGGTCTGCACAAAGTTAAAGACGATGGGATGGTACACGCCTATCGATGCCCCGCAGGAAAGTGGACTTGCGGTTTTGGGGCAACCAAAGGGGTACGCTCTGGAGTTAAGTGGACTAAAGAGTACTCCGAAATGCGCCTGATCGAAGACCTAGAGGAACACGGCAAGATTGTTAAGAAGTACGTCAATGTACCTTTAACTCAATCTCAGTACGATGCCCTTACCTCATTCGTATTCAATTTAGGTGGTGGTGCGTTCAGATCATCAACTTTGCTTACACGTTTGAACTCTGGAAAGTACGACGAATGCCCTGAACAGATCATGCGCTGGAATAAAGCCCGTGTGGATGGCAAACTAACACCGCTTCGTGGACTAACACGCCGCCGCACCGCAGAGGCCGCTATCTTCGCCCGCGAGGCTCAACTGCCTTCTGATGAAGGTGGGCCCCGCAGATGCCGCAGAAACCTACCGCAGAGGCTCCTAAATCACTTGCTAAGTCCAAGACAATGGCTGGGTGCAGGTATCGCTGGTGCAGCCACGGCCATGAATGAAGTAGCAGGCCAAATTCAAGGTCTGGTAGCTTACGCCCCTATGTTAAAAACAATCTTCTTGGTGTGTGCAATCGGCGGTATCGCTTTGGCAGCATACGCTCGTTTTAAAGATAATAAAGAAGGCGTCCACTAGTGTTCATCTTTGGTAAAATTAAGATGTACATCATTGCCACTTTAGCATTGGCCCTGCCCATTATCTACGTCTTCGGGCAGATCAAAGGGCGGGCAAAAGAAAAGAACAAAGTTCTATCGGATGAACTACAGGCGCAGAAAAAGGCGTCTGATTTTTATAAGGCGATGTCTGAAAATGAGAGCGATACTCTTACTGACCGCCGCTCTGTCACTGACAGGTTGCGCAAAAACGGTCTATAGAACCCAGCTTGAAATCTACTGCCCCCAAATCAAGCAGTATGATGAGCGGTTCAACAACCAATTAGCTGATGAATTAGAAAGTCTTCCTGCCGATGCTACGGCAATCGATGAGGCTGTCAAAAACTACATCTACCTTCGTGATCGTATCCGTAGATGTGAAGAGGAAAAGGATAAGATCTGATGGGTTTATGGGCAGATACTATTGGCGATGGCAACAGCTTCACTGAGAGTGTGGCTAATGTGTTTACTCCCAGCGATGGTGCTTCATATGTAGGTGGTACATTGACGTATGACAGCGGTGATAATGCAGGTACGGTGGTTCAGCAAAACTCTGATGGTAGCTTTGGGACTTCCTCTGACAATAATGGTAAGGGATACACAGGTTCTGCAAACGACACCACCAGTAATTCCGATAACATTTCAGGTAATACAAATAACAAATTTGTACCAACGGGTTCAGCCCCCAGCACAATGGCTTCCATTCTAGGATTTGCTACACCTGTGACGGCAGTGGCTACTGTAGCTGGTAAACTCATGGGCTGGGTAAATGGCCTTGATCCAGAGGCCGACATTAAAAATGGCAGTGTAATTGGTGGGCGGCAAATATATACCAAAGCTGGCGAAGGCGGGATGTCGTATTCCTACAACTTTCTTGGACAGCCCTACGAAGTTGAAGTTATAGACGGTAAGGTTGTTGATAAATTAACACAGGATGCAAATGGTAACTATCCCGGCACTGAAGGGTATGACCAATCAACTACTCGCTACGCAACAATGGCTCAAGATCTCCGAGATCAGGGCAACGATGACGAAGCCGATGCGCTTTTGGCAGAGGCCGAAGATAACGCTGCCACAGAACCACCTAGTAATGTAGAAACCAATTCCGACGAAATACTGGAGATGGCTAAAGCAGCCGGAGTTATACAGTCACAAGAAGACATGAAGGCTATAATTGCCGACCCTAATAAGTTTTTAAATGATAGGGGTCTTAAACTGGCAGACATTATGCCGACCATCGATGCTAATGCGGAAGGTACACTTCTAGACCCCAATGATCCGAGGTACAGTCTGGGTGAAAATGATGGGTACACTGCCGTTGCTACAGGCGATGCAGCCACGGTAGCAGACGTAGTGCAACCAAACACAGCTACTTATGACGCCCAGATGTCAGAGCTTACTGACAAAGAAATGGTAACCGCAGCCACCGGGACGGTAAGTGATGATGCAGTAGTAAATGCAGATAACCTCATTACAGACATCGAAGGTGCGGCCACTGGTGTAAATGCAGACGGCACACGCAGTGTTCTAGGCGAAGCTCTAAATAATTTTGCCTCTCAAGACATTAGTTCTGTGATTGATACGAGTACGGTATCAGGTAAGTTGTTTGCCCAGAAGCTAGGTGAAGGTAACTACACCGACGCCAAGGCTACTGTCTTAGGTCAAATGAAGATTATATCGGAAGAGTTTAAAGACTCTAACGGAAATCCGACTATACCCGCTTGGGCGCAGTCTATGCACCGAGATGCCTCAAAATCTGTAGCCTTTAATGGCATATCAGGTACTGCGGCAACGGCAGCTTTTAGTAATGCAATTATGGAAGCTACTCTGGGAGTGGCCGAACAGGATGCAAGTTTTTTCCAAACGCTGACCATCAAAAATCTAGACAACCGTCAGCAAGCCGTAATTAACAAGGCTAATGTTTTATCTAACCTAGAGATGAACAACGTAGACGTTAAGACACAGGCGGCAATACAAAACGCCAAAAACTTTATGCAGATGGACCTAGAGAACTTAACTAACGATCAACAGGCAGAGGTAATAAACCGAGCCGCATATGTTCAGTCCCTGTTCGATAATACTGCCGCTATCAATGCACAGCGGTTGTTTACGGCAGATAATGAAAATGACGCCAATAAGTTTTGGGGTGAACTTGCAGTATCGGCACAGCGTCACAACTCATCTGAGATGAATGCCTTAAAGAAGTTTAATGCAGGCGAAACTAATGACGCTGCGCAGTATAATTCGGACATGAAGAATGACCGCCAAAAGTTTAATGTAACTTTTCAAAATGAAATTGACAGAAGTAATGCTAAGTGGCGGCAGACCGTAGAGACTGCCAATAATCAAATAATGGTTGATGCCCATACAGCGGATGTGAAAGCAGCCCTCGACATAACACAGGAAGCCCAGAATAGGCTTTGGGATAGCACAGATAGCGTACTAGATTTAATCTGGAAGACTACCGACAACGATATGGAGCGTGAGCTTAGATTGTTGACCGCACAGATGACCGCGCAGTCGGGTCAATCTTCCGGCGGCGGATTTATGGATAGCGTACTACAATTAGGTGGCGCTTTCTTAGGGACCAGTACTGGCGCTGGTTGGCTGAAGAGTATTTTACCATCAGACGTTAGGCTGAAAGAAAACATCCAGCATTACGACACTTTGAAAGGTATTAATTTTTATACTTGGGATTGGAATACTGAAGGCAAACGAGTTGGAGCCGACCAATTCCCTCCCTTTGGAGTACTAGCGCAAGAGGTGCAGAAGACGCACCCGAAAGCCGTAGTCGAGGATCACAACGGATATCTTCGGGTAAATTATGGGATGATTAACAATGACATTTGATGAAGCAATCAAGAAATCAATCAAAATGTTTATGAAGGGCAAGATGCCCATGAACACAAGTCAGATAAGTGAAGAAGGCTTGTTCTTCACCCCTGAGTACTTTGACGAATTAGAAGAAGATTTGTTGGAAGAACCTACGGATAGCAAGAAGGCTAAGGAAGAGGAGATGGAAGATGAGGTTTGAGGCTCCTATTCCCGGCGCAAATTTTACGGCAGACACCCGAAACTACTCTTGGCATAGGCCACCTGACTTAGTCGATTACGATGAAGCTGTAGGCTACATGATTGATAAGATCGATGAGCCAGAACAAATTGAAGTAGTATATGCAATGCTGGGTATAGACGCCCACATCACTACCGTTGTCTCCACGCTTCTTCTACAGGCCATCAGCAAGGGCAAGATAGGTATCGACCTAGCCGTCCTGATTGCTGGACCTTTAGCCCGTTACATTGAGATAGCCGCTAAGGACGTAGGCATTAAGTATGAGATGGGGATTGAGGATAAGGACCGGGTTGTACTCACCCCTACCCTGCTAAGAGCCTCCATAGGGCTTATGGATACAGCTAAACCTGAACCAATCCAACAGACAGACGAAGCAGCTACTGAGGCGTCCCCAGAGGCTCCTGTAGAGGGTCTAATGACCCGACCTGATACAGTAGCAGCACCTGAAGATGAACAGGCGGCTATGCTTGGTGCTATGGTAGAAGAGGAGCCTGAAGATGAGCTTTAAGACAGAGGCCGCAAGAGTACGCGCAGGTATAGCTTCAGGCGGCTACAAAAAGAAGACAAATCCTTTTCAGGGTTTTGTAGATGAATTAGCTTACGGCTTAAAAAAACAGGACGAAGAGAAGCGTCAGGAAGAGCGAGTTAAACGTCAGGAAGCTAGGGTTGCTGCACGGGCTACTAAGGCCAAACAGGATGCCGAGGATAAGCGCGAAAGAGAACGTGAGCAACTAGCAAACTTCTATTTTACGAGTACTGGGCAAGATGCTAGTCCTCAAAATAAATCTGCAATTATGAGCGTCATTAGGGGCGGTAACTTTACCGACTTCTCTGATTTAGAAGCTCATATGAAGCAGTATAGCACTTACAGTAAAGGTACTGTTCCATCTATGGAAGTAGCTCCCGGCGAAGTTCCATTTGATATGTTGCCTGAGAGCGATGTGGATACGCAGACGCAAGAGATACTTAAACAGGAAAAAGGTGCAGGTACTATAGAATTTGGCGGTAGCCGAGGAAAAGACGTACTAACTATGGCGCTTGATGAAGTTCGCTTTGAGCTTAGTGACCCCTCTATTACTTCAGAACGTAGGGCAGAGCTAGAACGTAGACTTGCTTCTCTGACTGAAGCCAAAGAGTATATTGGGACAGAAATGTTCCATCCCGATGGTAGAAAGTCTACACCCCGAAATGCAGAAGAAGAAGCAGATCTTAGCTCACAGGGCTTTGTAACAATAGAGCCTGCGGCCAAGAAAGATTATATTGGGACAGAAATGTTCCATCCCGACGGTAGAAAGTCTACACCCCGAAATCCAGAGGAAGAAGCAGATCTTAGATCACAAGGCTTTGTAACAATAGAGCCTGCGGCCACGAAAGACTTTAAAGACATACCATTTTATGGAAAAGACGGCGCAACTGTAGTAGCTACCGATGCGGAAATGGCACAGCAATATCAACAAAGCCCAGAGTGGTCCCGCGAAAAGCCGGGTAAGCCTGTACCGTTTATTGAAAGAAAAATGTACCATCCAGATGGCCGTTCTTTTGAAGTTAAAACTGCACAAGACTTAACAGAAGCTTTGGCCGACGGGTTTGTTAAAATTCAACCTGCGGACAAACCAGATTTTGTAAGACAAACTCTTTATTTAGACGGGGCAGAAATTACGCCCAGAGACGAAGCACAGGAAAAAATTTATTTAGACAAAGGTTATCTACCTGAAAAACCTGCTAATCACGGAAAGGGTTTCCAGCCACGATTTGTTTTCGATAATAATACAGGAGGTAAGGTAAAGGTCTTCACCCAAGCCGATTTGAATGAAAGACTTGACCAAGGCTTCACTGTTGAAGAGCTACCTAGACCAAAAGATTTTGGTGATGTTATGCTGTATAACGGACGGCAGTCGATAAATGTTGATAATATAGATGACTTAAATAAATATTTAGGTCTTGGGTTTAGTAAGGTTAATCCCGGCCCAGAGCAAAAATATATTAAGCGTAAATATTATAAAGACGGCCAAGAACAGGATGTTTTAGATCAACAAAAACAGGATGAATTAGAGGCAGATGGTTGGAGCGCAATTAAACTAGATGATACCGCCCAGATTATGGCAGATCTAGGAATTGATCGTAAGACTGCGGCGCAAATTAAAAACGGTGTACTTAAAGTATCTACCAACTTTGCAGGTCAGCCTATAGTCATTGACATCAGTCAGGGTACTTCTGAGCAAGTTTCCTCTGGAAATCCTACGGAACAACAAAACAATTTGGACAGCCTCGATGCTGCACTGAGTCAAGTCAATCCAAATTGGAAAGATACTCTCCGTTTGGAAATAGTTGTAGATGGTAAAACGGTAGTTGTTACGCCCGAACAAATTCAGAACAATGAATCTTTTAAAATACAAGTAGAAGACTTAACGGGCCTAGAAGGAGCATTTGGTCTGGGTGGTGCGCTTAACAAGCTTGCAGGTAAAGCTGGTGATATATTTGGGGTAGAATTTCAGTCCGAGCAAAACAAAGCAATTACCTTTATGAGCAATCTTCGCCTGAATACTCTTATCAACCTAGCAGCCGCTACCGCTGGAGGTCTACGAGATAGTGTTTGGAACAAGCAACAAATTATTGCAACTCTACCTGAACCCGCCCGTGTGTTTGAGGGTCCAATTGAAGCTAGAAACAAGACTGTTGAAACTCTTCGTAGTATTCAAACAAGTCTAAAACTTCTCGACAGGAACATTAATTCTGGACAAATTGCAAAAGCTCAACTTTCACAGAGTACAATTACAAGAGCTTCTTTAAGGGAATTAGAGAAAACATATCTTACGGTGTTGGAGGCTTTTGAGGGTTCAGTTGAGCCAGTTGCTCTGCCTGACTCCTTTATATCAACCCCAAATAAAACATCTGGAGAAACCGACTAATGGCAAATGAAATAGATGTTGGCCTGATTAAAAAGTTTAGATCAGATGGAGCTAGTGATCAGGAAATATTAGATATCCTAGTCAAGGATGGTGGTGGGACACTCAACGTAAACGAAGATGTATTAGACCTACAGGCTGCGATAGAAGCGGGAGTAAATTCCAGTGATCTCTTAGACTTTATCACTTCAGGTAAGCAAATTAGAGTTGACATCGACAGTGGCGCAGAGGCCGCTATAGCGGGTGCAGGTACAGGTCTAACTAACTTGATAGGCTTACCTGTAGATATATTAAATTCTACACAACAAGCCATTGAAGGTGGTGTGCGTAAGGGCATTAACTATGCGGCAGGTACAGAATTAAGTACTAATCCAGAAGACTACTTGTTCTCCAGCACCAAACCATTTGGTGGAGCCGAGTCAATACGCAGCGGTATAGAAACTGTCGTTAATCCAGTTGAAAGAGCCGTAGGTCTTCCTGAGACTAAATTTGTCAGCCGAGAAGAAGTCCCCGATGACTACCGGGGGTACTACACTGCGGGACGGGTTGTTGGGGAAAATCTAGCTCCAACAGCAATTGCTTTAAAAGCCGCGAAGTCAGGGATTGGTCTTTCTAATCCTATGATGCAGGGCATTCGCAATAATCCCAAGGCGTTCTTAACTGGGGAAGCCGCAGCCACTACAGGTGCAGCTAGTGCAGCCGCCACCGCAGAGGTACTGGACTTTGGAGACAATCCCTATGTGATGGCTGGTGCAGAAATACTGGGCGCTCTCGTAGGCGGTAACGCCCCTACTATCGCAAAATACAGCCCCGCTTCTATGGCTTACCAAGGAGTAAAATCTTTAGGTAATCAGGTTATGAAGGGTCTAAGTAGTGATGCCGCCCGTATGGGTGCATATGAACAAATTCTAAAGGCCGCAGATCAGGGGAGAACTTCTTTATTAAAAGAGGCGGAAGTCGCTGCTAAAAACGGAGATGCTGAACTAGCAAACTCTCTCAGGGCAGAGGCCGAGTTGTATACAGTTGAACGTATGCGATCAGATATTGAAGCTGCGCTGGCGCTTGGGGAAAATACTCCTGAAGCAGTAAGCCGTATGTCCGTAGGTAATCTAACTACAAATCCCGTATTGCAGTCGATGCAAAAAGAGATGATGGGACAAAGCCCTCAGTTTAGACAAGAAACTATGAATACGGCTAATGAAGCTATCTCAGGTATTCTGGAGGTATCTGAATTATTGGCACGGGCAGGTAACACTGCCGCTGCACAGGCACTCAGGACACGGGCCTACTCCTCTATGATTGATGCTACCCTAGCCAATGCCACTGGTAATGTAGCAGAGGCTATGAAGGCTGTAATGGGTTCAGACAAAGCGGCTGCATCCGTACTGGCGCAGAAAACTTTGTTTAGCGCAAAAACCAATATGCGCGAGATGGAGACTTATCTATGGGGCCGCATAGACGGTGGTCAGGTAGTATCTGGTGACGCCATCTCAGAAGTTATTGATAAAATCTATAGTGATAAGCTTTTGGACGGTATGACTATTGCTGGCGGCGGTCAGATTGATGAGGCCATCAATGCAATGAGCCAGAAAATTAAATCTGGTAAAGGTCTTTCCGTATCCGAAATTTTAAAGTTCCGTTCTATTATGCTCTCCAACTCAAGGAAGGCTGGTGCTTCAGATGACTACTTCCAAGCAGGTCTATTCGATGAACTTGCTGGTGCAGGTATCGATGAGCTTAATAAGCTGGAAGGTGCTGCCGGGGATGCCGTTGACCTAGCCCGTGGATTTAGTGTTCAGCTTAACAAAAGGTTTACTAGGTATTTTACTAAAGATGCTCTCTCAACCGAGAAGCTTGGCGGTACAAGTATTAGAGATAGTGAACTACTTGAAGAAGGTTTCAATGCCGGAGGAGATCAGGCCAACAACAAGTTTCAAGACTTACGAGAGGCCTCTGAGTTCCCAGACGAAGTAGCTCCCGGTGTAGACGCAATACGCGCCCGTGATGCGGCTGATGCAGATGCTGGAAGTTTACCTGCACCAGAGGGTGGTCCCACAGGCGGTAGAGATGTAGCCACTAATGAAGGTGTAATTTACCCAGAGAATACTTCTTATCCAACAGGACAAGCTGGAGAAGGATTTACTACCGACGATGGCACAGTAATATTCCCTCCCGAAGGTTCTCAAGACGGCTCAAGATTGGATGAGATGTTTAATCGTCCCGATGGAGCTACCTATAATCGTAATACTGCGGAAGCCCCTGACGAAGAGTTTGTCCTAAACGAAGGCGGTGACCCTAACCAGCAAGCCCTTACTACTGAGGCTGACAATACTCCTATAAGTCTAGGGGATGATATGTCGGCAGCGCAGGAAGAGTTTCTACGAGGTAAGGTTAGAGAGCTTGCTGGCATAGACAATGTCATTACGCCGGAAGCTTTGACCACCTTTATGGAAAATAACCAGAAGCTGATTGCTGAGTTCCCTAACCTTCGGGATGATATACTATCCATACATGATGCACAAAGAACTGCCGACAGACTTGTGGAAGACCTAAGCTTGGCTGCTAACAACGAAAAACTACCAGAGGCTATTGGTCAGGCTCTCGCTACAAACACCCCAATAGAAACTTTTAGTAAGTTGGCTAAGGAAGCTATTACTCCTGACGCTAAAATAGATTTCCGAAACGCTGCAATGGATGAGTTATTTAGAGGTGCTGTTAAAAGTGACGGTAGCCCTGATATGCTCAAGATATCTGAAAACCTTTTAAAGCCTGTTAGTGGGCGCAAGGGAGATGTCAACGTATTAGATGTCATGGTAAGCAACGGCATTCTAGAAGCTAGTGAGATGGAAGCTATAGTTAACTTACTCAGCGAAGGATTGGTAATTGAAAAGAGTATACGAGATCCTAAGATCTTTGATAGAGCTATTGCAGAGACCCCAGACATCCAGAAAAACATTGCTCGACTAGCTGGTGCTAACGCTGGTGTACTGTTTGGCTCTGGTAATGCCAGCCTACAGGCAGCGGCCATTGGTTCTGCATTCTTCAAGAAATACATCGATCAGTTTCCTTTAGGTAAACAGGCTGTAGAAATGCAAAATCTACTTAAACAGCCGAAGCTGCTTGCCAGTATGTTCTCCAAAAACCCGACACTAAGGAAGACCGCGTTCCAATCTGCAAAAGAGTATTCGTTGAGGTTGAAAGAACTAGGTATCTCCGGCTCAGTTTCTGCCGCATCATCCGCTGCGGTCAATAAAGTAGGAGAAAGTATGAGTACTATGCGCACTGCCTATCCCAGTGCCGTCACAGGTAATACTCAAGATCAGACAAACCCAACAGTAAGCATAGACGATCAAATGATGGACTTGAACC